ATCAACAACTTGGAGAGAGGGTACTTCAGGTACTTGGCTATCTACCAACTGCACTCTAACAGCAGGAAACACCTATCAATTTAGAACTCCCTTGTCGGGTATGGGTTCTGGTAGTACTGCTATACTTCCTAACATAAAAGCAAGTGTTACCGTTGATTGGGACACTACTGCAACCCCTATAAGTACACTAGAGAATTATTTTATGTTTTCCTACGCCGATAGTTGCACTAATTTAACAAGTTTGTCAGTACCAGACACTTCAGGTATTACAAGTGTAGGTACTTATTTTATGTCTTCCTATGCTTATGGTTGTAGTGGTTTAACAAGTTTGTCAGTACCAGACACTTCAGGGTTAACAAGTGTAGGGGATGATTTTATGAGTTGCTACGCTATGAGTTGTACCAACCTAACCTCCTTAGGAGTGCCTGACACTTCAGGATTAACTAGCGTAGGAGATTATTTTATGAATTACTACGCTTACGGTTGTACTAATTTAACTGGTTTATCAGTACCAGACACTTCAGAATTAACTAGCGTAGGAGATTATTTTATGTATTCCTACGCTTATGATTGTAGTAATTTAACAAGTCTGTCAGTACCAGACACTTCAGGACTCACTAGCGTAGGGAATGATTTTATGAATGCTTACGCTGGTGGTTGTAGTGGTTTAACAAGTCTGTCAGTACCAGACACTTCAGAATTAACTAGCGTAGGGGATTCTTTTATGTCTTACTACGCTCAAGGTTGTAGTAAGTTGACAAGTTTGTCAGTACCAGACACTTCAGGGCTTACAAGTGTAGGTACTTCTTTTATGCGTTCCTATGCTAATGGTTGTAGTAAGTTGACAAGTTTGTCAGTACCAGACACTTCAGGTATTACAAGTGTAGGAGTTAATTTTATGTATTTCTACGCTTATGGTTGTAGTAGTTTAACCTCCCTAATACTTCCCGATAGCACAGGGTGGTTTGGTAGTCATAATGTAGACTGGTCTGTTCCATCAGGGCGATTGGGTTACTTGTATGGATACACACCCAATTCTACCTCACAAACTGCGTGGAGAGCATTAACTGTTTCTGGAAAAACACTATACACAAACTATATTAGAGCAGAGGACCATGTGCTTCTTTCCACTACTCCAGTAATAGGTGCTAAGTATCCCCTACCTCCCTTTAGAATAAGTTGAGATGGTATAATTAACTATGTTATCAGCAGTTCTAATTGTTAAAAATGAGGAAGAACTTTTAAGTAAGTGCTTAGACACTCTTAAAGGGGTAGACGAGATAATTATCACAGACACAGGAAGTACGGACAAGACTAAAGAGATCGCCAGTAAGTATACAGACAAGATTTATGACTTTCCCTGGATAGATTCGTTTTGCAAGGCTAGAAACTTCTCTAATTCCAAAGCTACGGGAGAGTGGATCTTAACCATAGATGCTGACGAGGAACTTTTAACCCCTATGAATACTATTAAAGATATTCTTAGTAAGACAGATAAGGAATTACTTAATGTTATTATTACAGACGGAAAGGGAAACGAGCATAAGTTTCCAAGACTATTTAAAAACTCTAAGGACATATTTTGGAGAGGGGATATACACGAGAGTTTAAGCAAGACAGGACAAGAGGACACTCCTATTACAATCAAGTACGGATACTCACCAGCCCATAAAAACGACCCTGATAGGACTTTAAGGATACTTAAAAAGTCTCTTAAAACAGACCCCAAACTAACAAGAGAGAGATATTACTTAGCAAGGGAGTATTTTTACAGAGAGCAATGGGAAAAGGCTATTAAGGAGTTAGACATATATCTTAAACTAGCCAAGTGGTTACCAGAGAAAAACGATGCGTGGCTTCTGAGAGCAAAGTGTTTGGCAGGTTTAGAAAAATGGGAAGAGGCTTGCGATAGTGCATGGCAGGCTCTTAAATACAACGCCAACTTTAAAGAAGTCCTAGAGTTTATAGGTAATCACATGGATACGGTCAATAAAGAGAGGTGGTTAAGTTATGCAAAGATAGCAGATAATAGGGATGTCTTGTTTGTTAGAACCAATAAAGGCTAAGTTCTTTGTAATGGTATAATTATATATTAAGAGGACTTTAGTTTAGTATCAATAATATGGCTAGAAGTAAAAGAGTCGTACAGAAATATCTTGATTTTAGTGGTGGACATCAATCGTTTACTTCTCCTTTGCTTTTGCGAGTAAATGAGTCTCCTTTTTTGTACAATGTAGACATAAGTAAGCCTGGTATTTTAGCAAAATCACTTGGCTATGCTCAGATAGGCACAGGTACAGGTAGTGGCTCTAATAGAGGGGTATATGCTTGGAATAGAGAGAATGGAAATGATGAGTTGTATCAAGTATATGGTTCAGACATGTACAAGTACAAAGGTACTAACTTTGAATCTATTGGAAGTGGCTTTGGTAGTGGTACAAGTCCTGTTGAGTGGGGAGTGTCCTTTATTAATACAGGAACAGGAGTAGGTACAGGAGCAGAAACATTTGTAGAAAGGCTCTATGTTACTCAGGGTATTGAAGGAGAAGTAAAGTATACAACAGGAACAAACATGTCTTCTCTTGCCAACGTCTATGCTAAACATTTAGAAGTTTACAAAGGAAGATTATACTTAGGAAATGTTAAAACAGGTTCTAACACATACCCGTCAAGAGTTATGTTTAGTGAAGTAAGTAAAGACAGTTTCCCTGCAAATAACTACTTTGACGATATGGGAGAGGCAATAGTAGGTCTTAAAGAGTATAGTGGGGCTTTGTTCGTGTTTACAGAAGACAAGGTCGCAGCATGGGACGAGTATTCTCTAACGGTTTTAAATACTAATGGTGGTACAACTAACAAGCAAACTATACAAGTAAGTGAATCAAGAATGCTATGGTATAACAGGGGTGGGGTATATATGTATGCAGGTGGTACTGAGGCAACTTTAATTAGCAGACCAGTACAAGATTGGATTACTGCCATTGTAGACGCTAACGAGGTAACAGCAGGACTTGACCCTAGAGGTAGGTATTGTTTGTGTATTGGAGATGTTACATTGAACGGAACTAATTACTCAAATGTGATACTACGATACGACATACTAATTAACTCGTGGGATGTTTTAATAGACAGACCATTTAAGTATTGGACAAGAAACAAGGCTGGGGGTGTTTACGAGACCTATGCTACCAATGTAGACGGGCAAGAGGTATGGCAAGTAGATTTAGGGTATGCTTTGAATGGTTCGGCTCAGGGGAGTGTGTATCAAACTCCTAAACTGTTTGGAGCAGCAGAGAATGTAGATGATATTAAACATGCTTACGAGGTACAGATAGTCTTTAAGCCAACTAACAAGAATGAATACCTAACAACACAATACAGAGTAGGAGGTACAGGAAATTGGTCAAACATAGAAGGTACAACAAGTAATGTGTCCTTGTCAGGAACTGATGATATTAAAGTACAAAGACTTATTATACCTAGCAAGGCATCAGGCAAGTTTATAGAATTAAAACTCTCGCACTCGTCAAGCGAAGCTGGGTTTAATATATACGGAATTAATCTAATCTATGATGTAGAGGAAAAGGAGGAACATTAATGGCACTAACAATGACAGCAGAAGAAGTAAGGCAACAATTAGGAGCTTACTTAACTAAGCCTTTAGAGGTTACTTCTGGCACATTAAGCACACAACAAAGTTTATCTGTAACATCAATTGGAGAGGGTGGAGTGCAAGGGAAGTGGGTATTTGGACCTAATGGACAAATTATAGTTAATGATGGAACTAATGATAGGGTTTTAATTGGAAAGCTAAGTTAATGGCAACATCAGGGGTTAAAGTAAGCCGAATAGGTTATGATGTGAATACTGCCAGTGACAAACAACTGGCCTTTTCTAGTGAATGGCCCTTATTACCCATTGAGGCAGAGGGCGATTTAACAATCAATCCGCCTGGTGGTGGTTCTGGGAATGTTAGCGTTGATATTTACACCCACAATCTAGGATATAACCCAGTATTTTATGTGCAAAGAACAAGTGGTGGACCCTTTTTCCCTGGGTGGACAAGTTGTGATACAAGTAAATTGTATTTTAGTGGCTATGTTAGTTCTGCCATAAACTTAAAATGGAAAATATTTAGAAGAAACTTACTAACTAACTACCTCTCAGGAAATTACAATACCACAGACGCTACCAAGGTTGTAGATGGTGATTATGGTATTTTTATCTCTCTCCCTGGAAAAAGTATATCCTCTACCAACAAAAGAGATTTTGCTATAAGAAGTGATGTGAGGCAACTTATGATTCACCAATCGGGATATGTAAATTCCTCTGCGCTCGTGGTTACACATAACCTTGGGTACCAGCCTATGTACTTAATATTTGCAAAAAGTGGTACTAGGTATCAAGCTCTTACTCAGTCTGGAAGTACATGGGTTAGTGCAACCAATACACAACTCACGGTGTATGATTATGGAGCTTCTATTGCAGACTGGGCGTATATTATATTTAAGGACACTTTAACCACAAATGGCTAAAATATCAGTAGAAAATGATAAAATGTTTAAGGTTTCCCTACCAGGATATGATGTAGATACTGCAACCCCAGAACAATGTGCCATTCATAGTGGATTTGATTATCCTAAAATAGAAGAAAAGCTTGAAGGGTATGAGGCTGTAACCTTGCCAAACTCAATCTCGGCTGGGACAACTGATATAAAAGTAATAACACATAATTATGGATACATTCCAAACGCTTTTGTATTTATGAAGGTGTTATCCCCCGATGCAATTCTATACAATACGGAGTTTGCTATGCTCCCTTACTTTCTTGCTGATCCACCTTTCCTTTATTATACTTACGAGATAACAACAACTCAATTAAAGATTCAGATTGTATACGATGATATATTCGGCTCTGGGCCACTAACTGTTGGAGAAGGAAGTCCAGCAGGAACACAAGTGGGTTTTAAGTGGCAAGTCTGGGTGAACGACTAGGAATTAAGATATGATATAATTATATATACGAGGGGACACTACGAGGATGTATAATTTGATACATCTAACAAATGGCAACATATATAGTCCAGCGGGGAGACTCCCTCTCTAAAATAGCAAAGAAGTTGGGAATACCAAACTGGAGAACTCTTTATGAACAGAATAAAGCTGTAATTGGGAGTAACCCTAACTTAATTAGACCAGGACAACAACTTACTTACGGAGCACCAGCACCAGCACCAGCACCAGCACCAGCACCAGCAACCGCAGGA